TTGGAATACTTACTAATCATTCCAGGGAGACTGGATAATCTGAATGATTTCATCCGTGCGGATAAGGCAAGCAGATATAAAGGCGGAGAGATGAAAAAGCAGAATGAAGCTATTGTTTCTGTGTACATCAGAAAGTGCCTGAGAGACGTAAATATCAATAAAAAAGTATTTATGGAATATCTGTGGGTGGAAAAGAATAAAAGGCGTGATCTGGACAATATATCGTCATTCGGCAGAAAAGTGATCCAGGATGCATTAGTTAACTGCCATGTATTAAAAAATGATGGCTGGGAGCAGATCTGTGGATTCTCTGATGAATTTCGTATAGATGCTGAAAATCCACGGATTGAAGTTCGGATTCGGGAGGTGGAAACTTGAACTATTTAGCTGAGATAAAAGCATTTTACGACAGGCTCGAACTAAACCCGCAGCCCAACACTGCAATCGCCTTATGGCATGCGCTAATGTCCATAGCGAATAAGGCAGGGTGGCCAGATACGTTTACGGTAGCCTCGTCAGTCCTTGGACTTCGGTCTGGATTAAATGCATCAGCATTAAAGAGAGCGAGAAACAAACTTGCTACAGATGGGTTCATCGAATGGAAATCGCGCGGTGGTAATCTTGCGGCACAATATAAAATAAATAGTCTTGTGGTTCAAAATTACAGTAAAAATGAACCACAAGATGAACCACAAGATGAACCACAAAGTGAACTGCAAATTGCACCACAGTTTGAACCACAAAGTGAACCTATTAATAAACAAAGACATAAACATAAACAAAATACACCCCCTATATCCCCCGTGGAACGGTATGCAGAGTTTGCCGCGGTCTATCCGAAACGGTGCACTGGCTGTCTTGTTGAAACTGAATACTGCAATGCGGTACTGTCTGGTGTACCGGAAGATGATTTGGTATTGGCCGCACAGAATTATGCAGATATATGCAGACGGGAGAAAACAGCAGAGCGATATATTAAAAAGCCAGAGAACTTTTTACGAGAGAACTTGTTTATGCAGTATCTGAAAGGAGAGAACGATGGACCAGTTGGAAGAGATACTGGAACGCATGAAAAATCACTCAACGAACTTATGCAGGAATGCGGAGACACCGGAGACTTCCAAGGATTCTGATGTGTGTCCAATTTGCGAAGGTCGGGAGTGGATCTTGAAAATAAAAGACGGAGTTGAAATAGCAGTACCGTGTAAATGCCGTGAGAAAGCGGTCATGTCAAGGCGGTTGCGATTCGCAGATATACCGGAGGCATTCCGTGGGATGGATCTGAGATCGTTTCGAATGGATGTGTACAGGAAGCAGGAAAGTAAAAAGATGGTGTCAGATGCCTGTAAAATCATAAAAACCTATCTGGATGATTTTGAGAGCCAGAAGGAAAGAGGCATGGGACTGTATATCTGGTCGAGGACAAAGGGAAGCGGTAAGACGAGGATCGCTGCCGGGATTGCAAATGAACTGATGAAAAGATACACAGTCAAATTTGCAGTATCACTGACCATCCTGCAGGAAATTAAGAATACATGGCGCAGGGATGCAGCAGGCAGTGAAATCCAGCTTTTAGATGCACTTTCCACAACGGATATTTTGATCATTGATGATTTTGGTGTGGAAGCACCGGCGGCATGGATCAACGACAAAATGTATCAGATCATCAACGAGCGGTACATAAACCAGAAGGTAACGATTTTCACGAGTAATGATCCGCTGGACAAAATATCCTATAATGACCGGATCACGAACCGGATTAAGGAGCGGACATATCAGATCGCATTTCCAGAAGAATCAGTCCGGGATCATATCGCAGAGCGGATGCAGGAGGAAATCATTGAAAAAGTGATAACGAGTGGAAATATAAAATAAAAATTAAGTGGCGAAATAAGGATTATTAACATGGGAGAAATGACAAAGACAAGCATAAAATACTGCCGGAAATGTAAATATTCGTACAAGCAAAGCCAAACAGAAATCATGTGTGGATATTATTTACAGACCAGATTAAGGCGTAGATGCCCGGTTGGGATGTGCGATAAGTTTGAGAAGAAAGGCAGAAAGAGAAAGGTGAAGTTGAAATGACGGATGAAACCAAGCAGGAGATAGGAGCGGCATTGATGTTGTTAAAAAATACACTGATAAGAAACGGTGTAAGCATAGCACTTGTAGGAAGTGAAGATACCGGAAAAGACGATGGATGCATTATGTTTTTTGATACCGCAGAGTATTGTCGCACCGGGAAATTTAAAGGGATATCTGTTAAAACAATGGATTTAGTGAGGTAGAAATATGATGGAGTGTATGAAGAGCATGGCGAAGAAGTCACAGGACGAGCCGGTAGAAATGGAAAATGAGCGTATGAAAGTTTCTCACTTAGATATTATCGTAACAATGATAGACAAAAAGCCATATTACGAAATCAAGTACAAGGAAATCGGATCGAATCATTATAGCGTTGGCTACAGCTCATACAAGCTGGAAAATGTTTTATCTTGGAGAGACGAGTGTTTTGAGGTCGTGGAGAAGCCACAGACCAATGCAGACCGGATCAGAAGTATGACGGATGAGGAGTTGGCAGAAGTATTATTTGGAAGTTGCATAGAACACATTGGCGTAGAGGAATGTTCTCATCCTGAAAAGGCTTGCAAATCATGTGTTTTGGATTGGCTTAAGGCAGAAAGTGAGGAATAGCATGAGACTTGGAGAAGAATGTCCATACATAACACCATGCGGTTGGTGTAGTAGGCTTTGTAAGCCATGTGAGGAAAAGGAAAAGCAGAAAGCGAGGAAGCAACATGGAAAGATTAACAGAAAGGAATCCATCATGGATTGATGATGAACTGTGGGAAAGGGCATGTGAACCGGATTGCGAGGAAATAGATGCCGTATATCGGAAACTCAAAGACTATGAGGATGCCGAGGAGCAGGGATTACTTCTGCGGTTACTGTGCAAGATAGAAGATATGGTTTATTGCATTGAAGATAAACAAGTGTGGTGTTGCACGATAGAAAAGATATCAATTTCTAAAAACAACGGAACGTGGATAGAAATAAGTTTTCCAGAAGAGATGCCTAACCTTGCATCAATGGAATTTTATTCGAATGAAATAGGTAAAACAGTATTTCTTACCAGAGAGGAAGCCAAAGCCAAGTTGAAAGAAATGGAGGAAAAGGATGGAAGATAGATATTTATTCCGCGGAAAGTGCATTTATGACGGAGAATGGATGTCTGGTAGTTATTATGAACTTGCAGGAAGACCGCTTATTTTTAAACCGGTTTTCACAAGTAAAAAAGCTGTTTACGAGATAGACCCATCAACTATTTGCCAGTGCACAGGACTTAATGATAAAAGCGGCAGACGGATTTTTGAGAATGATATTCTTTCAGGGCATATCGACGTTGAGTTTCCAGAAGATGAGACGAGAAAGTGTGTCGTGTGGCATGAAAACGGATGGTGTACGAATGAGCCGGGCTGTGATTACTACGAGGAACTGGATGATTTTGATTCAGAGAATTTTGAAGTGATCGGCAACATAATTGACAACCCGGAGCTGTTGGAGGTGTGAAATGACAGAGAATGAAGCAATTGAAGTTTTAAAAGATTTTGGCAAGCAGGTGTCAGTGAAAGCAGATGGAGCGTATCAAAGTACTATTGGAGAAAAGGCTTGTAATGTTGCAATCAAGGCACTGAAAGAAATCCAGAAATACCGGAAAATCGAAAAAGATTTGAAGGAAAATTATCATGCAAATGTAGACATCCCCTTGTTAATGAAGCATTTTATCGAAACAGTGTTCAAAGGGGAAAAGCATGATGGATTTTGCATTCTGACAAATGAGGATAAAGAAGAATGGGAAGAGTACCGGACAATCGGCACACCAGAAGAATTAAAAGCAGCTATGAAATATGTTTACCTTGCTAAAAAGCATGGAACAGTCGGACAGGTTATTGAAAATTGCGTGAAATATGAAGAAATCGGCACACCGGAAGAATGCCGGGCGGCGATGGAACGTCAGAATCCGATAGCTGCTATTGCTGAAAAAGAAGATACTGGGACTACAAGATATATATGTCCGACATGTGGTATGTATATGGGGTGGTCAACTGGAATGTTTCCTGCTCGTTATTGCTGGAAATGTGGTCAGAAATTGGATTGGGGGTGTAAAGAATGAGTGAAAGCCTTAAGCCATGTCCGTTCTGCGGTGGAAAAGCAATGTTCTTAACCATTAGAAATAAGTCATCACATTCGGCTGTTGGTGTAATGTTCAAAATCAAATGTATGAAATGCGGAACAGAACTTCCAAAAAGCTATGAATGTGAGATGTACATGGATCAGGACGGAGGCATCAGAACAGGGAAAGACGAGCGAACGAAAGCAACTACAGATTGGAACAGGAGGGCGAACGATGGGAATACTGATTGATGCTGGGTTGGTTTTAGACAATTATGATGCAGTAAGAGATGTGATTAACAATATGCCGACCGCCTATGACCCGGACAAGGTCGTGGAACAGTTGGAAAATGAGAGAAAGTTTTGGGAGAATGCATACGACAGTAATTTAGGAAAAGAGAAAGCGAGAAGTTATGAGCATGCAATCGAGATTGTGAAAGGCGGTGGAGTAGATGCCTAAAGCAGTATTGGTAATGGATTTGCCGGAATCGTGCAGTAAATGTAAATTTCTGTATGAATTTCAAGGGATAAAAAAATGCCAGCTTATGAATGTGTTAAAAAATGGTGCTTCGAAATTATCACAAAGCACATTCACACAGAAACGGCATGATCTGTGTCCGCTCCGGGAATTGCCGGAGAAAAGAGAAATTAATCATAACAAAAATCACTACATAAGTAACTTTTGGACAGATGCAAAGAGCGTAGGTTGGAATGCTTGTTTAGATGAAATTTTAAAAACAGATGGAATGAGAAAGGAGTAATGACAGAAGCCTTGGTAGACCAAGGTTGACCGCCTAAAGGTGAAGAAAGGCGAGAACAAAAGGAATTTAATTAGCGGTGTCGTATGGCACTATTGGGAGCCGTAATTCCTTATCCACGGACACAGAGCAATCTGTTAAGTGGTTGTCATGAAAAGATTAAAAGTATGTTGGGTAAGCGCAGGAATATCAAGTTTTATGGCTGGATATTTAGCAGGGAATGTAGACGAATGGATTTACATTGACATTGCAGACCAACATGAGGACAGTATCAGGTTTATTAAAGATTGCGAGAAAGCAATCGGGAAAGAAATTCAGATACTGAAATCAAGCGAGTACAGATGTGTAGAGGATTGCGTAAGAACATTTGGAGGATTTAGAAATCCGGCAAACGGATTCGCACCTTGCACGAACTGGCTCAAAAAGAGAGTGAGAAAAGAGTGGGAGGAACGACATAAGGATTGTGAATTGACTTACGTCTGGGGATTCGACCTTAAGGAAAAGAACCGGGCAGAGCGGACGATTGAAGCAAATCCGCAAGCCGCACACGAATTTCCGCTGATTGACAAAAACCTCTCAAAAGAAGAGGTACATGGATTGTTTGAACGGACTTTTGATTTTGCCCGACCTTTGATGTATGACCTTGGCTATCCGAACAATAACTGTATCGGCTGTGTAAAAGGCGGCATGGGTTATTGGAATCATATCAGAAAGGATTTCCCGGAAGTCTTTGAAAGTCGGGCGAAGTTGGAAAGAGAAGTTGGTTATTCAATCCTTAAGGACGGAAAAGGTAATCCGGTATATCTGGATGAACTTGAACCGAACAGAGGTAACATGAATACAGAGATTTTCCCCGATTGTGGGATTATGTGCTATTTGGCACAACAGTAAGGGAGTGATGGATATTAAACAGATTGCTGGACAGATTAATTTGTTTGAAGAAAAACCTGTGAATGAAATAAATGAATGTCTCGGTGAGCCTTGTGCGCATTGTGATGTTGAATGGTGTTCGATTGCGTGCTTTAAACGAAGAGGTTACCAATGGGATTTATTGCACAGATTTGTAAAGGGAAGTGATAACAAGCCCCTTAGAAGAAACATAGAAAAGAGAATTTGTAAAGAAACAAGATTTGATTGAAAGAAAGGAGCCGGAACCTATCCGGATAAAAGGCGCGCCGGGTTCCTTTTGAAGAAAATGATACACGGAGAATTGATAGTTGACAACTTCGCCGGCGGTGGCGGTGCTTCCACCGGAATAGAACTTGCAACCGGATACAGTGTTGATATTGCCATCAACCATGATCCAGAAGCCATTAAGATGCACAAGGCGAACCACCCGAACACCAAGCATTACTGTGAAAACGTGTGGGCGGTTGATCCTGTCAAGGCTTGCAATGGGCATCCGGTTGGACTTGCATGGTTCTCACCGGACTGTAAGCACTTTTCAAAGGCGAAAGGTGGAAAGCCAAAAGATAAGAACATCAGAGGTCTTGCATGGGTAGCCTTACGCTGGGCTGGACTTATAAGACCGAGGGTAATCATGCTTGAGAATGTGGAAGAATTTAAGACATGGGGACCGTTGAACAGAGGACACCATCCTATAAAAGCAAAACAGGGAAAAACATTTGAGAAATTTGTTCAGCAGCTTACAGATCTAGGATATGAGGTACAGTTCAAGGAGTTGGTAGCGGCAGATTATGGGGCGCCAACCATGCGTAAGAGATTTTTCATGATCGCAAGGTGCGATGGCAAGCCGATTGTATGGCCGGAGCCGACACACGGACCGGCAGACAGCGAAGCGGTAAAAGCCGGACTGCTAAAACCTTACGTTGGAGCATACACGCAGATTGATTTCAGCCGACCGTGTCCGAGCATTTTTGATACATCCGAGGAAATCAAAGAAAAGTATGGAATCCGGGCAGTAAGACCACTGGCACAAAAGACGATGGACAGGATAGCCAGAGGATTAAAAAAATTCGTTTTGGATAATCCAGAGCCTTTTATCATTCAGTGTAATCATGGCGGTGAGCGTAGACCGAACGACATCAGAGAGCCGATGCCGACTATCACCGGAAAGCACGGATATGGGATTGTAGAGCCATACATGGTACAGATCGGGCAGACAGGAGACGGAGAGGGGTTCCCTATTGACAGAATGAGATATCCGACATACTGCAATCCAGAAGAAATGGACAAGTTACCTTTTGCAGATCCAGAAACCGAGTGGGAGATTCAGAGGCAATTACAAACTCCATATATGGGGACAAATACGACAAATCATCCGGGTGGAAATTGCAAAAATCCGATACATACAATTACAACTGGCAATCAGCAGTGCCTTATCAGTCCTACATTGATTCAGTACCATTCAGAAACCTCAAAGGATGGAGTAAGAGGACAGACTATAGAAGATCCGATCATGACAGTTGACAGCTCAAATAGATATGGACTGGTCACATCGTTTCTGCATAAGTACTATGACGGAGGATATAAGGGTGCTGGGGAAACAGTAGAAAATCCGCTTCCGACAGTGACCGCATGGGATCATAACAGCGTTGTTACTGCGAATCTGATCCAGATGAACAATCATTGTGACGGAAAAGATATCAGACAGCCATTACCAACGATCACAGCCGGTGACGGACATTTTGGAGAGGTCAGAGCATTTCTGATTAAATACTATGGACAGGGAACAGGGCAAGATATTAAGAAACCGCTTGATACAGTCACTGCACAGGATCGCTTTGGATTAGTGACCATAAATGGGACAGACTATCAGATCGTAGACATTGGATTGCGGATGTTAGAGCCTAAAGAATTATATGGTTGCCAGGGATTCCCGGATGATTACATAATCGACCATGATTATACCGGAAAGACCTACCCGCGGAGCGAACAGGTCAGAAGATGCGGCAATGCAGTGTGTCCGCCGATTCCGGCTGCACTGGTCAGAGCAAATTTACCGGAATTGTGCGTTGCTGAACGGATGCCGAACATACAGATCGAAGCAGATCAGACCGGTCAACTTAGATTTGCTTAACACGAAGTTGAGTTAAAAAGGAGAAAAAACATGGAAAAATTCTATATTGTTACAAATGCAGATTTTTTAAACGAAATTAAAGATTACAACGTCCACGATGAAGAAAGACGAAAATTGATAAATGAATTTTTTGACGAAAAAGGAATTGCAGGACACGCATATCATATCGGCGGAAATGGATTTTGCAATAGACCATTCGAAGATTTCGAAAAACACAGTATTCGTCTTTACGTTGAGGATTGTGAAGAAAATAATGCAAAGTTCGGTAAGGAATTATTAAAACCTGTCAATATATTCTGTGATTCAGATGTGATGATGCGTAGTTTCAGAGCAAACAGCAAGACATTAAAAGAGTTTCAAGAATTATGCGTTGAGAGAAAAATCATAATTAATAATCATCCAGTTAGAGAAGGAGATTATTTTAAGGAATTGCGTTACGGCGGTTATTCAGTTAGCAGATTTGAACATGACGGAAAATGCTATCTGAACGTTAAAACTAACAAGAATGGAATAACGCCAGAGAGTGATGGGTTTGCAGAAATTAAGGGAAGCGAGTATTACAAAGCACTTGAAGAATTTGAAAGTGGGAATGAAAAGGTTAGTTAAATTAGAATTTAAAGGTAAAAAAACATGGCATGGTACGCACTTTATAAATGGTATAAGGATTGGAGCCGGACAGGATATCCTAATATGATTAGCTGGTATTCTGAAAAGCTTAATCCACCAAAATGGACAATATTAAAATTCAAGTGAGGTAGAATTATGGCGCAATGGAATAAAAATACAGTACCAAAATGTAAAGATAAAACCTGTTCAGATGAAGTACTTGTGACTATTGAAAAGCAGGGATGGAAAGGTGGAACTTATCGGAGAGTAGTCAAAGCAGTATATATTCCATACCATCATTGTACCGTAGAAGACATGGGATGGAATATGCCAGATGGAGTTCCAGATGATTGGGAATATGTAGAAGAAAATGATAATTGGTGGATTCCACAAGGCTGGTATGAGGTATGTGATTACTCACCTGACGATTATTCATATTTTACAGTCGCTGATAAGGTAACTGCATGGATGAAGCTGCCAAAGGCGTATGAGCCGAGGATCAAGCAATTAAACTGAACATGAGGTAGAAATAATGGATGCAAAGAGAAAAGCAATACCAAAAAACATTAGAATTACGGTATATCAGAAGTGCAACGGTCATTGTGCTTATTGCGGATGCAGCTTGGAATACAAAGATATGCAGGTGGATCATGTAATACCTCTGAATGGTTGGAGCGAACAGGGAACAGACACGGTTGACAATATGCTTCCTGCTTGCCGAAGCTGCAATCATTATAAGAGTAGATCTACACTGGAAGGTTTTCGGAAAATGGTTGCTGCTATGCCTGATACTTTAATGCGTGATAGTAATACATACAAAAATGCTGTGAGGTTTGGACTGGTGATACCGAATAAAAAGCCGGTTGTTTTCTATTTTGAGGAAAATAACTAAACTGATGTGGTTTTAGAACAGTGTTTTGAAAAAAGATATTAGAATTTAAGAGTCAGCCGTTTGACTGTTCAAGATGACTTTAAACTTCCGAGACAGTACCACGATAATTAGCTTTCTATCGAAAAATGAAAGACGGTTTTGCTGTTTTTGCGATAAGAAAGCAGCATTTAAACTGAACTTAAAATTCAAGTAAGGTAATAAGTAATGAGAATATTCAGATTTATAAGAGCATGGTTTTATTATTCGACTTTCCGAAACTATCTATATTCAGAAGGTACAAAACCTGCTCAAACACGTTTTCAGTATGCAAAGAGGCATAGTAAAACAAAATGGTATAGTTGACTAAACTTAGATTTATTGGAGGATACAAAAAATGAAAAATGGAATTCACGGAAACAGAGAACAGCTTGAGGAATTATCAGTGAATAGGATCCTGGGTGAATTATATGATAAGGCGAAAGCTGAAAATGATGGGAAAGTTCATATAAGAGAAATTGAGGACGGACATGTTGGAGATACTATAGAACTTTATTAATAATCACTTAAACTGAACTTTAACGGATGAAAGAAGGTGTGACGAAATGAAGATTATTATAGGAATCATAATATATGCGTTCATCGGATGTGTATTTGCTGGATTTTTAGAGGATGATACTGCACCAAATGCGGATACATTGGCACAGATAGCATTCTGGCCGATATTACTACTCATTATCATTGCCTGGATACTTTCCATAATTCCACTAACAATTGGACGAGTATTAAGAGCCATTTTTGATTTTTTTGACATGAAGAACTGAATATTGAGATTTTTGCCGGCTGAAATATGCCGGTAAAAACTGTAGTACATTGATAATTGAATATTGGCGGTTGGAGTGGTATAATCTCGATATCTTGTCATGGAGGAACAGTTTGCAAATGTACTATGTAGGATTTTTAGATATTCTTGGATTCAAAAAAATTGTATGCGAAAAAGAAGAAAAAGATATTTTAAATATATTTGAGCAGATTCAGTGTATTATTGATAATTTGAAAAAAGAATTTGACATAGTTCCTATTTTCTATAGAATTATGTCAGATAGTATAGTTGTTGCCTGTGATGATTCAATCCCTCCCGCATTGACAGTTGTATTATATTGCTGTGGGAAGATACAGGAACTATTGTTGGCAAATGGTATTTTATTAAGGGGTGGAGTGTCACATGGAAAATTCTACTATAATGAAGCGATTATGTATGGCAAAGGACTAGTTTCTGCGTATGAATTGGAAAACAATATATCGAAATATCCAAGAATTGTAGTCGATACCTCCTCAATCATAGAATATAAGAGTAAAATGAAAGATACAGATGTATATTTTGAATTATTCAATTTACTTGAGAAGGATACACAAGATATCTATTATATAGATACTGCATTAATGTATTTACATGATATTTCCCAAAAGGAACTCATATACAGAATAAAAAAAATAAAAGAATTATTAGAAAAAAATTTACTTAATATTAAGTTACCGCTGAATGTGAGAGAGAAGTACATTTGGATTAAAGATGAATTCAATGATTTTATGAAAAGAAATCCACAGTATTCGAGTTATCAAATTAAAATAGATGTTAAATAATTGTTCGATACCAACCGTCAATATTCGATGGTTGGTAAATTTTATAGATATATATAGGTTGTTTTAGAGGAAGGAATAAAGATTGTAAAATGGATATCACCCAATTCTTTAGTGAAGATAGTGTTGTATGGCATATTGTTGAATTTTTAGCACCATTTTTAATTTTAATAATAACGTTACATGATGAGAGAAAACAAACTGCCAAATATAAGAGGCAGGAGATAAAGTTGCAATATTTGAAAGAATGTATTAGTTGGCTGAGCGAATTAGAAATGTTAGCGTATATTGTTTCGGATAAAGCTGCTGAGTGCGTATACACATTCGATACAGAGAAGTTTATTACAAATCATAGGGAATTTAACCGGGAAGCAAATGCAATGATGGAAAAATGTTTAGCAGGAATAGGGACATATAGTAGCGTGTCAAAAGCATTATGTATAGAATTTGACACAGAAGAGATTAGACATTTAACCTGGAAATTTATGAGCAATCTGCGTGAAACATGCAAAGAGAGCTGCGGGGAACAGGAAGGACAGCAGGTAAAAAAGATAAATAGTAGCACAACAGCATTTCAAAAAGAGATAAGAAATAAAATTTCCTTAGTAGGAGAAAATGTATCAAAACTATTAAAAGATGAAAAGTAAGACTATGTATGATATAATAGTTATATAAGTTAGCGCCATTGAGCCGAATATTAGTCATTAATTTGATTGATGTCCGGCTCTTTTTATTTGTGTGATAGGAGAGGAAGTGAGATAGTGGAGAATTACGAGAAAGCAGAACAGGATTATATGTCAGGAATGAAATATAAGGATATAGCGGAGAAGTACGGAACCACTATCAACACTGTCAAGAGCTGGAAAAAACGGTATGCATGGAGTAGAGGAGAGGGTGCACACAAAGCGGAAAAGGTGTGCACACAAAAAAGCAAGGGTGCACCAAAGAAGGAAGCACCTATAGATGATGGCACGAAAGCAACATTACAGAATGATGATCTGACGCCGGAACAGCAGATGTTTTGTATATATTACAGTAGGACCTTCAATGCGGCGCAGAGCTACCAGAAAGCATATGGATGTAGTTATGAATCGGCGATTGCAAACGGTTCACGACTGCTAACAAATGATAAGGTTCGAGCAGAAATCGAACGCCTGAAAGAAATTAAGCGCCAGCAGATAGTAGCCGGTGCAGATGATTTTGTAGAAATACAGATGCGAATAGCTTTTTCAGACATGGGAGATTACTTATCTTTCGGCAGAGAAACAGTAAGAATTATGGGGGCGTTCGGACCGATAAAAGATCCAGAAACAGGAGAATATCTTACAAAAGAAGTAAATACCGTACATCTGACAGAATCTTGTAATGTAGATACGCAGATCATACAAGAGGTAAAACAAGGGAAAGATGGAGTATCATTAAAGCTTGCCGATAAGCAGAAAGCATATGATTGGTTGACAAAGTATTTCTTACTACATCCAGACGATAAGTATAAGGCAGAATTTGACAAGAAGCGTGCAGAGGTCAAGGATGACACCGGAGAGGAAATCCTTAAGAATATGCAGACCATAGCAGATATTTTGAAAAATCCGGTGGCGAACCGCAGAATAGAAGATTTTGAGGAGAAAGCAGATGAATAGCCCGGCACCGTTCAGTGAGCGGCAATATCAATACTTTCTCTGGTGCATGAGCAGCTGGTTTAATGTAGCGGAGGGCGGCAAGCGTGGCGGCAAGAACGTACTGCAGACCATTATATTCTGTTCGCTGCTGGAAACACATCAGAATAAAATACACCTTGTAGCCGGAGTATCAAATGCGACGGCAAAGCTTAATATTTTGGACTGTGATGGATACGGTTTGCTGAATTACTTTGAGGGCAGATGCCGCGAGGGCAAGTATAAAGACCGTGATTGCGTGTACGTGCAGACCAAAACCGGGGAGAAGATTGTCCTTATATCCGGTGGAGGTAAAGACGGGGATGAGAAGTTGATAAAGGGTAATACTTACGGCATGGCATATGTGACAGAAGCGAACGAATGCCACCCGAAGTTTTTGAAAGAGGTCTTTGACCGAACGATGTCAAGTTCCGACCGTAAGATATTTCATGATTTGAACCCGAAAGAGGAAGAGCATTGGTATTACACAGAGATACTTAAATTCCACGAGAAACAGCAGGAGAAAAATCCAGATTACGGATATAACTACGGACACTTCACTCTGGTGGACAATATGAGCATGACGGATGAGCAGATCAGAAAAGTTCTTAGCACCTATCAGAAAGGCACAGTATGGTACAGGCGAGACATTAAAGGTGAGCGTGCTGTTGCAGAAGGAATCATTTTTCGGAAGTTTGCAGAGAACAATGAACCATATCTGTATGATGAGGATACAGATCCACTGTTTGAACGTGATATAGAGGGCAAACTGCTACACCGCCCATCAAAAATTACGATGGGTATAGACTTCGGTGGAAACGGATCCATGACAACCTTTGTGCTGAAGCTTTACTTCCACGGATATCATGATCTGAGGACGGCAGAGGAGGCAAACTTGGAACTGTCACCAGACATTGATGCGGAAGCGATATGCAGTAAGTTTATAGAGTTTTTCAAATACTGCCAGGGAAAGTACGGATTTATTGACTGGGTATTTCCAGACAGCGCAAGCACAACGATGATAAACAGCCTGCGGAGTGCTGCGAGAAAAGCAGGACTGCCATACCGGAATATTAAAGGTTGTAGGAAGAATGAAGTATCAGACAGACCACGGACGTATGACATGCTGATGAATACCGGAAGGTGGAAGATAAACCGGAATTGCACAAAGCTACGAAGTGCGATCGGTAAGTTGAAATGGGATCCAGACCACCCGGACATACCAGAGGATAAAAACATCGGAAACTGCAATGACTGGTGGGATGCGGAGAACTATACAATTTTGGATTTTATTGAATATGTTGATCTTGACAGAAGATAGGAGGAAGAGATGGAGGATTGTGTAAAAGCATTTTTGAATAAAAAAGGATACGATGTAAATGATAAGGCATTAACGATCATTCATGCATGTGATGACTGGTACGCGAACCGATTGATAAGTGATTTCCATAAGCGAAAAACAATCAATGGGATACCATATGAGCTTACAAGACTGAATTTTGCAAAAAGATGCTGTTCTGATGACGCTAATCTCTGTGAGGTGCTTGAGATCAATGCAGGAGAAGGGGAACAAGCGGATTTTGTAGCAAAGGTGCTTGCTGGCAGTAATTTCAACACGCAATACCGTAAACAGTTAGAAAAAACCTCTGCGGATGGTACAGTAGCCTGTTATATCCGCTTGGACAATGCAACGATTATGGATGATTCTTCTGTGAGAGGTGGAGATATTAAGCTTAATTATGTGGAAGCAGATGCGTTTACGCCACTCACTGTGGAGAATGATATTGTGGTTGAGGCGGCATTTTCTGGAAGTACACTGGTCAAGGGAAAGAAGCAGACAACACTCGTGTTATTCTTGCTTGGCGAGAATAATCTATATACTGCGGAGACACATATTTTTAATGATCGTGGAGATGAGGAAGTTGGAAAACAGACGATTGTGCAGCTTGGTGATGTGAAACCGTTTGCTGTTATGCGTGTTGCTGAAGTGAATAATCTGGATAATATGGAAGGCTACGGACTGCCTAAATTATGGAATGCAATTCCAGCACTTAAGGTTGTAGATTTGTGCTATAACGTATTGTTTAGCGATTTGGACAAGTCTGAGAAAATTATACTGATAAATGAATTACTTTGTGCTTTTGATGATGATGGAAATCCAATATTAACTCCTGAACAAAAAAAATTATTTGTATTTACAGGGGAAAAACTTCCAGAAGAGAAGGGGCTTATTCAAGAATATAATCCTGAAATCCGAGTAGAACAGATTACAAAAGCAATTGAACTGGCACTATCATTATTATCTATGTCTTTTGGATACGGAACAAAAAAATACAGCTTTGAAAATGGACAGATTAAGACAGCGACAGAATATTTCGGTGAGCGTCAGGATGCAATGCAGGAACTTGGAAAGCAGCGGCAAGTAGCCACTGAATATATACAGGATATCTGCAGAGCTGTCATGTGGTTTTCAAATAAATACCATGATACGGCATATAATTTAGACGCAGAGATCACAATTGGTTTTGATGACTCTTATGTGGAAGATAAGCAGGCGAAACTCGAAGCGATGAGAGCGGATGCATTATCATTCCCGGAAGTGCCAATTTTAAAGGTTTGGTATATTATGGAAAAATATAATATTCCAGAGGATGAAGCTAAGAAATATATGCAATATACAGACGAACCAATTGACGATGTTGATGACTAGGGGGGATTTAAAGGGCATTATCAGAACAGCAGATAGATGTTTTATCGGATAAATACATAATTGGACTTTACCAAGATTTAGAGGATGAGGTCATAGCTGATATTGCCCGGAGAGTGCAGAAAACCGGACGATATACTGAAACAGCGGAACTTATGGCAAAATCAATGGTAGAAAATGGATTTTCTGCGGATAAAATCCGTGTAGAAGTCATGAAAATGCTTCGTGCTGATAAAGATTTTCAGATGGCGGTTGCAGAAAACACTATAGCATATAAGCGAGAGGTGCAGCAGATTATTAATAATACCATAGAATCTGCAAAGGAAGTAGGAAAAACTTTGACAGCAGAAGCCGGCGATATGGCATGGAATAATGATCTTTCTATGTGGGAACAACAGGGGGAAGATCTTACAAAGCCGAACAGCTTAAGCAAATTTGTAAAGGCATCTTCTTTGCAAACATCTGGAGCACTTAGGAATCTGACAAAAACGATGGGATTTAAGAATACAGCACTTGGCACAACTGGCGTAATGGATATGTATCAGCGAGAGATGGATCTCGCACTGATTAAGGTATCTACCGGAGCATTTTCTTTTGACCAGGCAGTCAAGGATTGTGTGCATCGTTTAGCACAGAGCGGATTGAGAAGTATTGACTATGAAAGTGGAAGATCGTACCAACTTGACGTTGCTGCCAGAATGGCTGTCAGAACTGGAATGTCACAGCTATCTGGAAAAATTACGGAGGAAAATCTGAAAAACTCCAACCATGACCTTGTAATCACAACTCAGCACATGGGTAGCAGACCGGATCATGCGGTATGGCAGAATAAAGTGTTTTCTTATTCTGGAAAAAGCAAGAAATATCCGGATTTTGTCAAAGAAACAGGGTATGGAACTGTCACAGGATTAAAGGGAGCAAATTGTACGCATGATTTTTATCCATATTGGGAAGGTGCATCTATAATCCCAGAGGATATAAAAGAACCTGATCCAAGGACAATCGGTGGAAAGACCTATACTTATTATGAATCCACGCAGAAACAGCGTCAGATGGAGCGGCAGATCAGAGCGACTAAGAGAGAAATTGAAGCAATAAAAAGTATTGGCGGCGATGCACAGGATTTGCAGAATAAATTGCGTGGACAGATGGCAGATTATAAAAGCTTTTCAAAGGCTGCCGGACTGAAAGAGCGTGATAACCGACTTAGATTGGTTACTGGAACGAGTAATCTCGTCAAAACTGTTACATATCAGCGTGAAAATAAATTTGTAAGAAGTAAAAATCGTGGTATAATTAATAGTAGGAATATGGCAAACGGAATGCGACAGAGTCCATTTGTTGTATTAGAAGATGAACAAATTGAAAAAATACAGCAATATGCAAATGAATTGGATATTCCAGTAGATATTCTTAGTTTTAATACAGGAACGCAGACAGGTTTTGTTGATGGAACTAAAATTATCCATATAAGGGGAGATATCATACCTGATAAGGAATCAACAAACAATAGAGATTTATTGTCAGAAAAAGCAGTTTTGGCGCATGAATATTACGGACATTATATGAATGATCCATCACAGTTTAGGATTGGTGATTGGAGAGATGAATTTAGGGCGAGTTATTCTGCATCAATCAATGCGCCCGGATTAACGGATATGGATAGAAGAATGTTAATGCTTGATGCATACGACAGAGCAAAAGAAGCGGGAGTTCCTGTTAAGTATAATAAGAATGCAAGGAGGATAATTTATGGTTATGATGAATGATATAGAACGGAAAGCATTAAACGAAAAACTTAATAATCCCCAAAAAGATGTACGATGTCCTCGTTGTGGCAATATAATTAATTATGATAAAAGAGGAAATTCTATTGCTGTAGAATGTGCTACAAAAGATTGTATTTATGGAGGAATAAGAGGAATATAAAACACTATTTACAATAGAATGACTATTTTTCATTGCTAACATGCAAAAAGTGTTATATAATATCACTAGGGGTGATATATTGAATCCTAGTAGATTTATCTGGTATCCTTGTCCGAAGTGTGGGAGCCACCTTTTGGTAATCAATAAAGATACCGAGGTTAAAAATTTGCCGTGCAAATGCAAGCACTGTAAACGAGAAAGTTTAATAACTATAGTGCCGATGATTAGAGCCGATTAGTCAAGTCTTAAATTAGGACTTGATTGATTGGCTCTTTTTAATGCCGCGGATTGATGTAATGGCAGCATACTGGTTTCCTTAGCCAGTAGTGGTGGTTCAAATCCACTGTCCGCAATTATCTGTGGGTGATTCTCCCACGTTAAATAAATCATCGTTAAAGGAGATAGAAGTAATGAAGAGAGAAGAATTAGAAGCACTTGGCATGACGAAAGAACAGATCGATAAAGTATTGGACACGCATCATGCGGAGCTTGATCCGGTTCAGAAAGATCTGGAAATAACACAGGCAGATCTGACTGCTGAGAAGACTAAAACCGCGACACAGGAAACAACCATCAAGGATCTGAAAAAGGATCTTGAGGAGTTTAAGGATGCCGATGTGAGCGGAATGAAGCAGAAAATTGAAGATCTTGAGAGAGACATTAAGACAAAAGATGCAACGCATCAGCAGGAGATTGCGGATCGTGATTTCAATGATCTTCTCAAAGAGAGTATTGCATCTGCAAATGGTAAGAATGCTAAGGCGATCACTGCTCTTTTGGATGTTGATGTCTTGAAAGCATCAAAAAATCAGAAAGAGGACATTGCAGCAGCAATCAAGACATTGACGGAAGCAGAGGACAGCAAAATGCTGTTCGGTGAGCCGGAACCGAAACCGGCAGGAAAAGTTGATCTTATCGGGGGAGTGAAAAAGACACCTGATGAAGGAGTTTCTTCTCTGATGGACGCATTAAAAGAAAAGTATAAACAGTAAAGGAGAATGAATCATGGCATTAACATTAGAAGAAGCAAAAGTCGGTTATGCAGACAAAGTAGAACAGAATGTGATCGATGAATTTAGAAGATCGTCCATCCTGCTCGATAAACTGACATTTGATGATACCATTTCACCAACAGGCGGTAGCAATCTGGTATATGGATATCAGAGATTAGAGACACCATCTACCGCAGCGGTACGTCAGATTAATTCTGAGTATTCACCAAACGAAGCAAAGAGAACCAAATGTACAGCAAGTCCGGTAATTCTTGGCGGCTCTTTCCAGATTGACCGTGTGATCGCTCAGACATCTGGTGCTATTAATGAGATGAATTTCCAGATCAAAGAGAAAACAAAAGCGGGAGCAAATTATTTCCACAATTTGGTTATTAATGGAACATCGGCATCTACTGGTACAGGATATGTACCTAATACCTTTGACGGACTTAAAAAGATTTTAACTGGAAAATCAACCGAGATGACAACTGATATTGACATTTCAACATCTGCATTATTAGACAGCAATTACAACGCATTGCTTGATGAATTAGATACATTCATTGCATTATTGGCTGCAAAACCAGATGTGTTAATGATGAATAGTAAGATGCTTACAAAGGTGAAGTCTGCGGCACGTAGAGCAGGATATTATGACAGAAATAAGGATGATTTCGGTAGAACTGTAGAGACATACAATGGAATTATTCTTATGGATGCAGGACAGTATTACAACGGTTCTACTACAGAAGATGTTGTTTCAACATCAACACCGGGTTCAGATACGTATGGTACAACTGATATTTATGCAGCAAAACTTGGACTTGATGCATTCCACGGAATTTCCGTAGATGGTAGCAAGATGCTTAAGACATACCTTCCAGATTTACAGGCACCTGGAGCTGTAAAAACAGGAGAAGTCGAGTTGATTGCTGGAGCAGTACTTAAAAACAGCAAGATGGCTGGTGTGCTGAAAGGAATTAAATTATTAGGCAAGACTGCCTAAGGAAAGAGAGGGATCTTGATATGCCTTATATTGATTGGGGGCATTACAGCTCCCTTTATACGAATGTTCCGGAAGATGATTTTCCAGCATTTCTGCAAAAAGCATCTGCTAAACTGGATGTACATACCCATATGAGGGCGAGAAAGTTTGAAGATACTTATGACGAAGCATCGGCAACGTACTTTCAGAAGCAGGTGCATGTGCAGATACAGAATACCGTCTGTGATCTGATAAATGCACTTTATATGCAGGAATCTACTGGGATGGGAACAGGAGTTTCATCTGTCAGCAATGATGGATATTCCGAATCATATAAGATCACAACGGTAGCAGAGAAAGAAGTGCAGCTTCTATCGATTACAAGAAGCGGTCTTTCTGGTACAGGACTGGCAGGTGCATTATGAGTGGATTATTTACGGATACAGTAACGATTTACAACAAAGTTTCTGATTCTGAGTGGAAACGAACCGTTGTAAAAGGTGTACAGTGGTCTGATAAAACTGAAAAGAAAAATGAAAATGGTAAAATCAGCATTGCACGGTATGCGTCTGTGACGTTTCCTGTTGGGACTTACAATGGCTTATCACTTAATTCTTATAATGAGGAGGATTGCCTTGTATATGGGGAAGTTGAGGACGTTGTAGAGGATGTCAAAGGGCAAAGGATTTCTGATCTGATGAAGAGATATCCAAAATCAGGAACGATACAGTCTGTAAACGATAATTCCAACCGGGATTTTTGCAAAAATATTAAGGTGGTGGTGGCGTAATGGCTGGAATCCATGATTACAGTACACCAAAAGGCGAGTTTCACGAGGTAAGACTTCCAAATGGAAAAGTGTCATTCGAAATCAAGTGGAATCCGGGATTTGGTCCCAAAATGGAAAATAAGTTTAATACAGTACAGGAGTTTGTTGATTCTGAATGTTTGCGATTGTGTGAAGATAAAGTACCAAAAAGAGAGAATATCTTAATTGAGTCTGGACATTTAAATACTGTATTTGGAAGTGGACAGATTAAGTACCGTACACCATACGCCAGGCGGTGGTATTATATGCCAGCAAATTTTAATCAAGGATCTGGAAATGGGAAAAGTACTGTAGGTAGGGGAAATTATTGGTTCTACCGAATGGTGGCGGAATATAAAAATCAGATTTTGTCAGGTGCACAAAAAAGAGTAAACGGAGGTTAATATGACTGTTTCACAATATATTGTAAAATTGCTTAGCAATTATGATGGTTTATCAATTGATATGAACCATGTAGCAGACGGCTCCGATCAGTATGGTCTTTTTAAATCACCATCAAGAGACTTAAAGGAAATGACAGACGGAAGTTGCGAGATTACAGAATATTATAATTTTATCGCACGCCAGTCAACCGGATCAAGATCAGAGAGGAAAGAATCTGATGAATGGTTGGAAGATTTAACATATTGGGCGGATGATTTCTCTTACACATATGCATTTCCAGCACTTGATAAAAATAGAACAGTGACCAGATTTTCCATTACTGGAAATCCATATCCGATGGAAGCCAGTGACAAAGATACATTATATCAGATGGCGTTGTCCATCACTTATTTACGAGAAAGAGAGGTATCATAAGGGCAGAATTAACAAGATTAAAAAAACATAGAACTATTCCATTTTTGAACACTGCCGAGACATCGGTATTAACACCTTCGTGGGCGAGAATTGGAAAATCCACAGTATTTGACTTGGTTTTGAACGCACAGACCGAGGATAACGATTTTATTGAGGATGAAATCCCAACAACAGATATTAAATACTACAAACCATCACTTGCGCAGGAGTTACAGGCAAACAAGGGAGATGCGGCATTTGATTACCTGTATGATATGTTTTTCAACTTGCCAACTGGTGAGGACGTGAAAAAAGATTTACTTATCGTGTTCGATGGAAACATTGGATCAGATGAAGCACCTAAATTCAAAGCATGGAAAACAAAATCAACTTTAACGCTGGATCATTTTGATTCCGTTGCAGAGAAGATTTATTTTAACTTCTCAATTAACCATATTGATCGAGGTACTGTTACGATAAGCGATGGAGTACCTACATATACCGCAGATAGTGCGACTTAGGAGGATTTATGGATTACACAGTAATTATTAACAACAGAAGTTATGATTTACCGAAAAAGACAGTTTCAGTTATGAATAAGCTGGATGATGTTTTGAAGGTGGACAATCTTAACATCAAGGCAAGACAGAAATTTGAAAAATTGCATGAATTTGTAAAAGATATTCTGGGTGAGGCGAATGCAAAAGAGATTTTGGAATCGGATAATCTGGATGAAATCGATCTGTCGGATTTATCCATCACGGTACTGAAAATCAATGATGCTTATAATAAGCCTTTAAATGATTATAAGATGGAGAAAATGAGAGCAACTTTAAATTCGGCGCAGATTGATAAAATTAATAATCTGGTAAACAGCGCAACAGCAATGGCTAATCTTCCGGGTGCAGCCAATGCTTGATCTTACAAGAAAATCACTACCAAACACCGTCAGAGTGGGCGGTAGTGATTTTTCTATATATACAGATTTTCGTGTTTGGATGAGATTCGAAATTGAAGTAGCAAAGCTTAGGCGTGGAGAAAATATCGATGTTTCGTATTTATTTAAAAATGAAATGCCGGCGAATTGTAATTTGAATGAATTATTTGGTTTTTCAAGACCGGAAACGCCATTGCCAAGGGATATTTATCATCGAAATGTAATCACATTGGATTATGAACTTGATAGTGATCTCATATACAGTGCAGTTTTAGGTCAATACGGCATTGATTTATTTGAAGTGGACGAATTGCACTGGCATAAGTTTTTGGCTTTGATACGAGGACTTAATGACAGCACGAGGCTGCGTGAAGTCATGGGATATCGCTGTTACGAGAAGAATCAGGATAAAGATAGAGATATATATTCTGAAATGCGTAGAGCATGGGAAATTGATAGGAAAACAGAAGCTGAGTTGGAGGAGGATGAAAAATTCAGTAATCTTTTTAACTAGAAGAATGTGAGGTGAACCAGTGAAGGTCTGATGGATCTTTAGTTTTTGACACAAAATTATTAACAGATGGATTTAAAAAGGGCGTCAGTGCACTAGGCGGCATAACAGTCAATGGCATGAAAACAATTACTGCCGGAATAACTGCCGGAGTTACGGCGGCGGCCGGAGGGATTGCTGCAATCGGAACGGCAGCGGTTAATGCCTATGCAGATTATGAACAGCTTGTAGGCGGTGTCGAGACTTTATTTGGAGCTGGTGGCCAGAGCGTATGGGATTATGCAGATAGTGTTGGAAAAAGTGTAAATGAAGTGCGAGAAGAATATGGAAAGCTTATGATCGCACAAAATGAGGTCATGGATAACGCTTCCAAGGCATATAAAACAGCCGGTCTATCTGCTAATGAGTATATGGATACAGTTTCCGCTTTTGCTGCATCTTTAAAGCAGAGTACAACAGATGAACTTGAAGCGGCTCAAATAGCAGATCAGGCAGTTATTGATATGGCTGATAATGCAAATAAGATGGGAACTTCGATGGAATCCATCCAGAACGCTTATCAAGGATTTGCAAAACAGAACTACACGATGCTGGATAACTTAAAACTTGGATACGGTGGTACGAAGTCAGAGATGGAACGACTTCTTGCAGATGCAACAGCGTTATCGGGTGTTGAGTATGATCTGGACAGCTTAAGCGATGTTTATTCTGCAATCCATGTAATTCAAGATGAATTAGGCATTACTGGAACAACCGCAAAGGAAGCAAGCACTACAATTCAAGGTAGTGTTGAAGCCATGAAAGCATCATGGCAAAATTTACTTGTCGGTGTTGCTGATGACAATCAGAATTTCGACCAACTTGTAGAAGATTTTGTTAATTCTGTTGGAACTGTAGCAGAAAATATATTGCCACGAGTAGAAATCGCTCTGGATGGTGTCGGAAATCTGGTTGAGGAATTAGTTCCGATTATTATTGATCGAATCCCAGAATTGGCAAATGATGTTCTGCCAGATTTAATACAGTCTGGTGTAAACATGATTTCATCTATTGTAACTGGCTTGAACGAAAATTTACCGGAACTTTTGAGTGGTGGGGCAGAAATTCTCATTATACTTTCAGAGGGAATATTATCACTGCTTCCAATACTTGGAGACACTGCCTACGACATAACTATGAAATTAATCGCAGAAATTACGAATAATGCAGATTCTGTGTTTAGCAGTGGTAGTGAGATATTGCTTAATCTTGTGAATGGTATAGCAGAAAAACTGCCAGATTTATTATCTGCCGGGGTTGATGCTGTGATATCGTTGGCAATGGCGATAACAGAACCTGGTACACTGACAAATATAATCACGGCTGGTATTAATTTGCTGGTTTCGTTGGTGGATGGAATTTTAAATGCACTTCCAAAATTGTTAGAGGCTGCACCAATTATCATTGCACGGTTGGTATCGGCATTAATTTCAAACGCACCACAGTTATTAAAGGCTGCTGTTCATATCCTTGTAAAATTGGCAGAATTTATGATTTCAAACACGGCAAAATTGTTGGCAGCCGTACCGAAATTGTTTACTAGCCTTGTAAATTCATTTAAAGAGATGGATTGGGGCAGCATCGGTAAGAATATTATTGATGGAATTTGGAGCGGAATACAAGCGGGCTGGGATTGGTTGACCGGAAATGTAAAAAATCTTGCGACAAATCTGTTTAATGCTGCAAAAGATGCCCTTGGAATCCATTCACCATCGCGTAAGTTTAAATATCTTGGCGAGATGTGTGTTGCTGGTTTTGATGATGGTATACAGGATCTTATGAGCACAGACGGTATTACAAAGAACATTAATGCAAGCATTTCAACGGTAAGTGCTGGAATGTCGGGTGGTAATGGTGTTGGCACCGGATTAGGAAACTTCAATCAGACAATTAATGTTAATCAGCAGATTTCAACACCTGACGAGCTTGCAAGAGCAGTAAGAGTTGAAAGTAAACAGGGATTAATGAGGGGCGCGTATGGATACTAAAGTGTGTATTCGCTTTGTGAGAAGTGATGAGAGAGAATTTTTAATAGATGGAACAGATTGGAAAATTCCATCAAAAGGTTTGGATGGATTTGGTTCATATGAAAACGACATCACCACGGTAGATAATGCCGTGGGAGATGGCGGAATCATTGTCTCTGACAGAATCGCACCGAAAGATAGGACTGTGACTGCTATTTCACGAAATCCATATCTGAATGATGTTTTGAGGAAGAGTGCAATATCATTTTTTAATCCTAAATTCGATTATAAAATGTATATGACATACATGGGCATCACCAGATGGGTGGAAGGTAAAATTTATAAATTTAGCATTCCATCTCAAAATGTAAACCGGGCGATGGAAATGAGCATTACATTGTTAAGTCCAAATCCGTTTTTTAAAAGTTATGATAATTTTGGCAAAAATATTGCTTCTGTGGTCGGAATGTGTGGATTTCCATATTTGTGCAGTATAACAAGTGGCACGCCAAAGGGAATCACTGGTGGTAAATTCAATTTTGCTAAAAAAGTGCTGCTCGACAATGATGGAGATGTAGAGACATACTGCAAAGCAGTGATATCAGCAAATGGGGATGTTGTGAATCCTAAAATCATTATTAATGATAACTATGTCAGAGTTCTGGATAATATGAAAGCAAATGATGTTATTATTATTGATTTCACACAGAATCCACCAACGGTAAAAAAGAACGGTGTTAATTTTATAGGACACTGTGACAGAACATCGGCATTTGATGATATGGAGCTTCCGGTTGGAAGTTCTGAAATTTCTTTTGACGCAGACACCGGAAGCAATCTTATGAATGTTTCAATTTATTATAATAAACTTTATGGGGCAATTTAGGAGGAATCATGAAAGGCTTTAATACGATCAGATAGTGTCATTAATACGGTCGACAAATTTACAATGGAGCAGGAAATTCCACGAAGCTGGAACGTTCTCCATACAGATTCCGATAAAGCAGTATAATTCGTCAATGAGGTATATTTACACAAAAGACAGACCGGAACTTGGAAAGATAACACAAATAAATTACGTCCGGCAACAGCAGTATAAATATATTCAGTTGAGCGGGTATTTCATGGAAAAAACATTAGACAGACATGTTGTATTTCAGAACGGTGCATCAAATGTGACAAATGCACCTTCATGGTCATTCCAGAGTGGAAAAGCAGAGAATGTGGCATATGCGTTTTTTAATGCTTTTAAAACGTTAACTACCGCAAGCGTAAGTTCTGATTTAAATATTATTTCCGGGACATCGCTCGGAAGAGGAAAAGATTCTGTGCATTACCGCAACGGAGAACTGCTCGGGTGGAAGATCTATGACATCTTAAAACCATCCGGCATGTCTTATAGAGTACTTTATGATTTCGTGGAAAGCAATAAGAAATTCGAAGTATGGAGTGGATCTGACCGGACGGAAAATAATGCAGATGGAAATAATCCAATTATTTTTTCGACAAAATACGGAAATATAAAGAACCCAAATATTTTGATTGATGATACAGAATATAAAAATGCTTGCCTGAATACGAATAAGCAAACAGATAATGATGTCACTACGTATGTTTCGAGAGCTACTTTTAACGCTGCATCTGGCGATGATGAGTATTGGTTTTTATCAAATAGTTCTACATTAAATAGAAATGAGTATACAAGCAGCGATTTGGCTGTTGCTATGGATAATGAAGCACTAAATGCATTAACCAGATATCCCAAAATTATTAATGTTGAATTTGACGCAATGGAGAGTAGTTACGAATATGGAACAGATTTTGATTTGGGAGATTTGTGCAGTATAGAAATTCCAGAAATGGATTTGTCTGCCCAAGCCAGATTAATTGGCTGCTATGAAGTCATGAAGTCCGGACAGTGGAGCATGACAATGGAATTTGGTACACCAATAATTTTAAAAAGATAGAGGAGGACAAAAATTATGATAGGATTTCCTTTTGATTCACATGTCACATTTGAGAGTGATGGAACACCGGTGTATGATCGTGCGATTACGTCCGCACCACTCAGAAAACTGATAGCCAAATTATTAACGGATGGCATTTTACCAAACCCATCTACCAATCTGCAGGTCGAAGCAGGTAGTGGAATGAATGTTGTTGTTAATCCTGGTTTTGCAATTTGTGCAGGAGGGTTGAAACTGGAAGAAAATCAGCGGACGCTTGCAATTCAGGCAGCAGATTCTAATTATGATCGAATTGATACTGTAGTCTTAAGATGGAACGATAATGATTCGGAGAGAATCTGTGATTTATATATTGTAGAGGGCATACCTGCAGCAAGTCCTTTAAGACCAGAGCTTACAAGAACAGAATCAATTTGGGAATTAGGATTAGCAGATTTATTTGTAAATAAAAATTCTTCCGCTATTTCCAATCAGAGAATTACGGACACACGTTATGAAACTGCAAGATGCGGCATTATATCGGCAATCAGCGAATTTGATACAACAACATTATACCAGCAAGTGCAAGCTGATCTTGCCGGATTTAAAGCATCGGAGCAGGCAGATTTTATAACATGGTTCAATGATATAAAAGGTCAGTTATCTGAGGATGCAGCCGGAAATTTACAAAAGCAGATCGGAACGTTGGAATCTTTAAAAACAGAAGTGAAAACTAATCTGGTCAATGCTTTAAATTGGGTTGTTGATAAAATGTCCGGCGTTATTACGAAGCTTGGAAGTGCGGATATATCAAAAATCGGGGACGGTACCGTGACTGGAGCGATAGTCAATAATAAAGAAGCGATAGAGGATGTCTCCCAGAGTTTAACGATTATAAAGGAGAATTTAATTCCATTTCCATATTGCGCAACAAGCACAGGCAGTTATGCGAAGTCATTCAACAGTTCGTCGTTAACAACGGTGGAAGCTAAAAATGATGGATCTTTACTTATCGGAAGCAATGGAAAAATTCCATCAAAAACAAATCAAGTATTATTTAGATTAATTCATGATAATTTTGAAAATATACCATTAAACAATGACATTTATACTATTGATCCCCACTTCGAAAATAGACCTAGTGCATCTGGAGTGGCATTAGCAGTTGTATTTGAACAGGCAAGTGATTCTGAAAATAAAGCATATTATTTAAATTCTCCAGTTGAAATTAATAACCTTGACGGAAAATATACGAAAATAAAATATATTAGCGTTTGGCTTTCCACGGCAACTGCTTCATTTGAAAATATTAAGATGAAGCCTACTATTACGAGGGGGAGGATAACAGAAAAGCGTGATTTTATATCCCAGAAATTAAGCATGGATGCAATCTTTGAGAGAACGAGAAATTCGTTAAATATCGTTCATTTGCCATTAAAAGAAACGAAGACGCTAACACTTGCTCAGATTTATAACTCTTATGCAAAGCAAAATGATGTTTTATATGTGACTGTCATAGATTATAGCGATTCAAAATCATATAAGTCATCAACTATGCTTTTATTTATAGATGATTTTCAAATTTATGCGATTTCGACCGAAGGATTGCTAAAATATGAAAATGTTAACGATAAGTGGGAAGTCATTATTCCGAGGGTATCATTATGATAAAATATGTATTTAGGCAGTTGTTGTGTAAACATGAATATGTAAATACAAATGAAATGTGGTCATTTTTTGGACAAGAACATATAACAAGGTTATGTGTAAAATGTGGAAAAAAAATTTATTAAACTCTGGTTCGAGGTCTTAAAGAAATGGTGATTAAAATGCTTTGATTTATGCCTGATGTAGTGTATAATAGTGTCAACAAAATAAAGCAGTGCCGTGCGCCGAATGATTAGTCTATCAGATTAATTGTCCGGCGTTTTTTGCGTTGCAAAATAGCACAAATACAAGGCTTGGCGGATTTATAATGGTTTTATAAAGAAAGAGGGAGGTTGGTCATTTGGAATCGATTATATCTGCTTTAGTGGCAGGAGGACTGACTTTAATTGGAACAGTGCTTACAGTCAGTTCGGGGCAGAAAAAAACAGAGCAGAAGCTTCAGACCGCGCAGGCGGTCACAGACTGCAAAATTGACGAGTTAACGCGCGAGGTGCGCTTACATAATAATTTTGCGCAGCGAGTCCCGGTCATAGAGGAACAAATTAAGGTAATTAATCACAGAATCGCAGATTTGGAAGGAGAAAAATAATATGTTAAAAAATTCAGTTTTAAAACCAAGCGTAAGTACAAAGAAATGGTTCAAAGCAGCAGGAATCAGATCAATTAAGACGATGGCGCAGACAGCGGTAGCAGTAATCGGCACAGGGGCAGTGATTTCAGCAGTGGATTGGAAGATGGTAGTATCATCCGCAATTGTAGCCGGTATCGTATCATGGCTTACATCTTTGGCAGGAATTCCAGAAGTAGAGGAGGAGTAATTTTTATGGCAAATAGAAAAATTGGACAGGCAGGTTTTAATCTGATCAAGCAGTATGAGGGATGTCGGTTATCTGCTTATCAGTGTGCTGCCGGAGTATGGACCATCGGTTATGGACATACCGCCGGAGTAAAAAAAGGTATGACGATCACGCAGGCACAGGCAGACGCATATTTAAAGCAGGATATTACAAAGTTTGAGGGATACGTTAATAGTCCCGCATATGTGCCAATTACTGCAAATCTCAACCAGAATCAGTTTGATGCTCTGGTGTCGTTTGCATTTAATTGTGGAGCTGGCAACCTTAAAAAGCTTTGTGCAGGTAGAAACGCATCACAGATTGCTGTAGCAATGCCACAGTACTGTAAAGCAAATGGTAAAGTGCTTGCAGGACTTAAAAGACGTAGGTCGGCAGAGCAGGCTTTATTTAATAAAGCAGTGGCAGCAGCAAATACATCAAAATCAGAAAGCGAGGATTACAATATGACTACGATCAGAAAAGGTAGTAAAGGAAATGTGGTCAAGGTATGGCAGATCATCATTGGTGCGACAGCAGATGGCAATTTCGGCAGAGGTACGGAAGCATCGACCAAGACATGGCAGAGGAGCCACGGATTGACAGCAGATGGAATCGTTGGAAAGAACACATGGAAAGTTGGTCTTGAATCATTATAAAACCATAGCCGGTAGAGTTTATCTGCCGGCTATTTTCGTGTCCGTATTTATTATTTTTAATTGGTAAATCTTTTTATGTATTAGTAACAAAATAGTAACAATTTTTCTCAAACACCAGTAAAATCAGCATATTGTAAAAGGAAAAATTTAATATATTTTTAAAATTAATCATATGGTAATATTTATTTTTTTCATCTATAATAACAACAGTCTGTGCATATAATAAAAAAAGAAAACAGGCAGTTATTTTTTTGTGAAAAACAGGTAGAGTTTTTGCAGAAAAGCACGTTGATCGTGCAGCACAAGCAGGAGAATGAGAGAAAGAATTACGTATGGTATTTAGCAGTTTTGAATTTTTGTTCCGGTTTCTGCCGGCTTTTTTAATCATATATTTTATCACACCGAAGAAGTTCCGCAACGCAGTACTCTTTTTGGGGAGCATTGCCTTCTACACCTATGGAGAGGCGCAGTATGTCCTGTTGCTGTTAGCGTCAGTCACGGTGAACTATGTGATCGCACGCAGCATGTATAAGACACCGGAGGACGGAAGAGGCAGAAGACAGGCAGTACTGCTTGTTCTGGCACTTTGCTACGATTTCGGAATGCTCTTTTTCTTTAAATACAGCGGTCTGACCACGAAGCTGCCGTTGGGGATCAGTTTTTACACCTTCCAGATCGCAGCGTATGTGATCGATGTGTACCGTGGCATTGTCCCGGCAGAAAAATCTTATGTTAACCTTGGAACCTATCTGACGATGTTTCCACAGCTGATCGCCGGACCGATCGTAAACTATACCGAGGTGAGCAGCTGCCTGAAAAGAAGGACGGTGACAGCACGGGATTTTGAGAGTGGCGTCCGTATCCTTGTGATCGGACTCGGATCCAAAGTCATTATCGCTGACCGGGTGGGAATGTTGTGGAACAACGTGCAGACGATCGGGTTTAACAGTATCTCAACGCCGTTGGCGTGGCTGGGTGCGGTCGCATATTCCATGGAGCTGTATTTTGATTTCGCAGGATATTCGATGATGGCGATCGGACTCGGAAAAATGTTAGGATTCCAGATTCCGGTAAACTTCCGTTTTCCATATATCTCAAAATCAGTGACGGAGTTCTGGCGCCGCTGGCACATTACATTGGGACGGTGGTTCCGCGATTATGTATACATTCCGCTCGGAGGAAGCCGGAAAGGCAGACTGCGGACGATGTTCAACCTTTTTGCTGTGTGGATACTGACCGCGCTGTGGCACGGGGCAGGGTATAATTTCCTGATCTGGGGCGGCATGCTGCTCGGGGCTTTATTTCTGGAAAAATTGTTTTTGCTTCCATTTTTACAGAAAAGCAAAGTGATCGGACATGTCTATCTGTTACTGTTTGTGCCTGTGACCTGGATGGCATTTACGATCACGGATGTTCAACAGCTTGGAATTTATCTGACACGTATGTTTCCGTTTGTGAATGCACATACCGGCATGGTCAATTCCATGGATTACATCAAATATCTGAAAGATTATGACAGCCTGCTGGCGATGGGAGTTCTTTTTGCAACTCCGGTTCCGGCGGTGATTTATGGAAGAATAAAGCGGGGGATGCTCGGTACGCTGGCAATTGCGGTGATCTTTGCACTCAGCATGTACTACCTTGCGGTATCTGCAAACAATCCATTTTTATACTTTAATTTTTAG